GGCCGGGCCCTTGTCGAGGGTCGCATGCTCGGAGACAGCAGACTTGTCGCCGCCGGCCTTCTCGGTGGTCTCATGCGCTGCCCGACGATCCTGAGGCGGCGTGTCGCGGGCCACCTTCTCGACCTTCTTGGGGTCGTAGCCGAACTCGACCAGCTGCAGGTCTATCGACTTGACCCGATCGGTCATTTCGTACGCCACGGCGTTGGCGCGTTCAGCGAGTAGCTGCCGCACCTGTCCGGCCAAGTGGTCGGCCACGTCGCTCGGCTCATCCTTGGACACGTCTTGTCTCCGCTTCCTCAGAACACCGCGAGGGACGCGGTGTTCGTGACGTTGGTGTTCGCCGAGTAAGTGATCCGCAGGTACCGCCACGGATGGAACGGGCGCAGGATCTTCCGGACGGTGGTGGCCGTCGTGGTCACGAACGTCGCGACCGTCACGGTTTCCGGGGTGGCCGCATCCGCGTAAGCCACCGGGAACCAGTCAGAGTTATCGACCGACCCCTCGATCGCGTACGTGCAGGTCGGGGTGGCCCCGATCGTGGTAGTGATCGTCAACAGGGCCGTAGCGGTGGCGTCGGCGTCTCCGCCGATAGTGCTGGACCGGTCGGCGATATTTGTGGAGACACCGCTACCGGTCTGCGCCGTCGACAACGCCACGATGTTCGGGTAGCCCGTGCCGGAGGGCGCCAAAAGCGTCGCCACGTCAGATCACCGTCAGCCAGGAATGACTAGAACGACCGCCCGGAACGTGACCGCCGGCGTGGTCCCGCCTACCGTCGACGTGACCCGCACGTACGGCTTTGTCGGTCGCGCGTTCGTGACCGCGCTCGTGACCGTCGTCAGCGACGCAGTCGCGGAACCAAGCACCGCCGTCCACGACGACGAGCCGTCAGCCGACTCCTCCAACGACACGACCAGCGTGGGTGTGCCACCGACCACGCTGATATTCACCAGCAGCATCACATCCTGGGCGATACCCGGGGCGGCGATCGAACCAGACACATAGGTGCCCGCGCCTGCCGCCGCCTGCACGAGGGCGGTATCGCCCATGACCTCACGAAGACCCATAACGTCCTACTTTCCGTAGCTCACGCCAATGGCCCCGCTTTTCAGGGCGAGGCCATTGGACGAGTTAGAAGGGTCAGAACACCGGCGCCGCGAGGCCGGCACCCGAAACCTTGCCCATTCCGTTGGCGAACCGTCGGAAGGAGTAGGCGAAGTAGCCGTAGAGCACCATAAGGACACCGAGGCTGGCCGCGGCGGCCTGCTCAGCCCTGATGAAAAGGGGCGCCTGGGCATCTTCCCAGAGGTGACATTCCGACGTGGGAACGACGTAGATCTCGTCCTCGGTGCCGCCGCCGAGGGTGGTGGCGATGTTGTTGTCGACGATGACGACGAGCCCATTGGGGAGGGTGCCGCGGGCACCGGCGCCGTAGCGGGCGCCGATGTTCTCGCCCATTACCCGTGGGTCGAGGGTCGGCTGGGAGATCATCGGCCACGCGGTGGTGACCTGCGACATCATCCAGTTCCACCGTCGGGAGTGCATGACCGCCACGTCGGGGGTGCCGAAGCCGAGCAGCGCGGCGTCGACACCGGAGATGGCGCCGAGGATCTTCGGGTACAGCTCCGGCCCGGTCGGGGTGGCGTCCCCGTAGGTGGTGGCGGTGGCGATGTTCGTCAGCCCGGTGGTGGCCTGGTTGAGCAGGGTGGAGTCGAGCGCGGTGGCGTAGCGGCGGTACAGGTCGTCGATCACGACACCCTCGATGCCGGTGCCGCGGTCGATGGCCTGCCGGGAGAGGGTCTGCTGCCCGGCGGCGGTCTGCACGGACTCCGTCAGCAGCGTGTCACCCATGTCGGTGCCCGATACCGCCGTGTTCTGCGTGGCCTGCAACGCCACGCTCGACGCGGTGGTGATGCGGGAGATGTTGACCGTCATGCCGTCGGCGGGCAGCGCGTGCGTGTTGCAGACATCCGCGAACGGCCGCAGGGGCGCCACCGCAGGGGCGTACATATCAGTTAAATACTGGGGGACAGTTAGGCCCGTGAAGGCGCCGGTGCCGACCACGCCGCCCGCCCGCTCTTCCATGTAGCTGGCGCGCTCGATGCGCTCCTCGTGCATGTGCGCGGCCAGTCGGGTACTCGCCGGGACGTCGCCGTAGAGGAACTGGCGGGCAACGTCGCGGATGAACCCGCCGCCGTCGCGGTCGTTGCCGCGGTGATAGGTGCGCTCTTCGACCCCGACCCGGCCCTGGTTCTCGTAGCCGCGGTTGGGCGGCTTGACGCCGGTGGCGGTGACCTGCTCGTTGGAGCGGGAGGTCTCCAGCTCCTCGGCCTTGATCTTGTTGGCGTTGCCGAGCTTCCGGCTGATGCCGTCGGCGTCGGCCTTGGCGCCGTCGCGCATGACGGCGAGCTGCGCGATCCGCTCGTCCTCCTCCGCGGTGAGGTGCGAGCGGCCCTCCTGGGAGGCGATGGAGAGGATGGCCTTGGCCTCAGCGGTGGCCTTGTCGCGGCGCTTATGCGCGGCTTCGAACTCGACCTCGATGGAGGCGATGAGCTCGTCGATGGTTGCCATGACGGCAGTACCTTTCGGTTGAGCGAGATGGGTGATGGAGCCCTGGCCGCGCTCTGAAGGGCGCGCGCCGTCCACCCACCGGTCCGACTGCCGTCCGGGCGGGGCTAATTAGGGGTATTGCTGACTCCGGCAAGGCTCTGGATGGCCCCGCCGGTGAAGATCAGTCGTCGAACTCGTCCGCGATAAACCACTCGGTGCGCACCAGCGCGAGCGAGCGACCTAGATCGGCGCGCTGGTCAAGGGGCACCTCTGGGCCGGGGACGGTCAGTTCCGGACCGTGCTCGCTGACCACGTTGGACGGCTGACGGTCCTTTTGCGGCTCTGGGCCGAGATCCTCCCGCGCGTTCAACCGGGCTAAAGCGGCCCGTGCGGCGGCCAGAGGCAGGTGGTCTAGGTCATCGAGGACGTCGACGCTGCGGACCGCGATCGACGTGTTCGGGTTCGCCCCGTAGTTGACAGCTGACACGTCGCCTCGGTCGAGGCTCACCTTCGAGATGGTGAACTGGGTGTACTCCTCGTTCCATTCGCCGTCTTCGATGCGGAAGGCGAAGGACATCTCGGTCACGTCGCCGTCGCGGATCGCGTGTACCAGGTCGGCCACGTCGCGGCGGTCCGGGTTGACGAATGCCTGCGACGTGAGGCCCAGCGAGTTGACGCCGAGGGTGAGGCTTGGTCGAGACCCGATCGAGCGGGCCATCGTCACGCCGCCGTGGTTGACCAGGAACGCCACATCCGGGCCCGTGGCGAGGGTCTCGTCGAACGCATGCCCGTCGATGACCTCGTCATACTCACCGAACAGATCCCACATGCGGTAGGGCTGGTTGGTGGTCGACGCGATGCCGTCGAGCTGGTAGCGCTGCTCCCCGTTCCATTCGACGAACTCCGGGGCCGCGCGCAGCTCCGAGGTCCGGAAGCGGCGGGCACACTCCGGGGTGCGCAGCCCCTTCGCGTCGACGCCGCGGTTGCGCCAGTCGTAGCGGGCTGTGGCGCCGACGGCGATGAGCGTGTCCGGCGAGCGCTCCAGCGCAGCGGCGCGCTGTTCCTGCACCGTGCTCATTCGGTTACCTCCGGGCGTCAATGCGGTGTCGCGGGATTGTTCGGGTCGCCGAACAGGTCGTGGAACATGGCCACCTGTGCGGGCGTGAGCGGCGGACGGTTTTCCAGTTCGCGGGCCTCGTCGGGGGTGAGTACGCGGGAACCGATCAACGTCTCGAACATCTGCGCCCGCGTCATCGGGTCCAGGCGGAGCAGGGCGTCGGTGTTGAACTTCACGTACTGCGGCTTGGGCAGCAGCGTGGAGAGGGCCTTCTCGCGGCGGATGATCGCCGGGGCTAGGTGCAGGAGTAGGAACTGCAGGTTCCGTTGCGCCTGATTCGCGTAGGTGATCATGCCGCGGGCGTTCGGGGGAGCCTCGATCAAATCCGCGGGGACGTCGAAGAAGCGGGCGATGTCGGTGATCCCGTACCGTTTCGCCTCAAGCCACTCCATGCCGGTCTGTTCGGCCTGCAGCATCGAGTATTCCCAGTCGGCGCCGGTGACGAACACGTCCCCGCTGGTGACGGTGGACTTGAACTTTGCTTTCACGGCGTCCGCGGTCGTCGGGGACAGGGTCTGCATCGTGTTCTTCAGGTGCCCGCGTGGCACCCCGCCGCCACCGAACCAGGTCAGCGCGAAATCCTGGATCGACTGGTACTCGGCGATGCTCCAGGCCGCATACGCGATCGGGGACAGACCGACGATGAACCCGGGGATCGTGTACTGCTTCTCGTGCCACACATCCGCGGGAGCGAAGGTCTCCCCGGCGATGTGGAAGGACTCCAACTGCCCGTACTGGTCGGTGCGGATGCTGACATACCGCACCGGGACCAGATCGATCCTGGCGGGCAACCCGTTGCCGCTGCGCTGCGTGATCAGGCCGAACGCGTTGCCGCTGCGATCGAGATCGACCTGGGTCGAGTACAGCCACTCCTCCGTCGACACCCGCTCCCCGCCCGGGTTCACGATGATCGGCGGCGGCGTCATCTCCACCTGGATCCCGTTCACCCGGCGGAACACATCCACCGGAAACGTGGAGATCAGGTTCGCGCGCAGACGCAGGCACGCCCACACGCCTGAATGCCGCATCGCGGTGTTGACGCTGACCGGCGGCAGTCCGGCGGACGGCTGCACGCCCCGCGGGAGGACCAGTTCTTGAGCCTGAGCGCCTGCCCAGTCCCCGTAGTAGCCGACGAGTTCAGCTACGCGGCGCTGACGTCCGAACAGCAGCGCCACGGTCACCGCCTCCGGTCATCCGTTCCGCCCACGCCGCGGCGGCGAGGACCAGTAGCCCGGCGGCGAGCAGGCCCGCCCACAATCCGATGTAGGTGGCTGCGGCTACCCCGGCGGCGGCGGCGACCAGCAGCACGCCAAGCACCTCAAGGGCGGCCACGACAGCGGTCAACTCGGCAGCTCCGGCCCTGCTATAACCAATGCCATGACCGACGCCACCCGATACTCCTTTGCCGAGTTCGCGGAGGGGCCCGTTTCCGACAGGGAGCAGCACCCCGTACTGGCCCTGACCTTCGAGGACGTCGAGCGCGTCACAGGCGTCACCATCAAGCCAGGCATGGTGGTCGAGCACCGCTACGACAGCAACGTCTTCAAGGTTCGGGTACGCAGCAGCCCCACGGGCAACCTGATCACCGACTGGACGACTGTCAGCCAGCCTCAGAACACCGACTCCAACACGTCGTAGTCGTTGACCGGCGGCAGCGAGCGGGCCAGATGCACCGCCCCGGCTGCGGCGTAAGCGGCGTCATTTCGCCCGGCCCCGCGGCGGGCGAACCGCCACCCGTCCCCCTGGTCCTTGCGGGTGGAGGCGGTGATGTGTGCGTTCAGCAGCGGATCGTCCGGGTGCACCAGCATCCGGTTGTCCACCAGATCCGCCAGGGTCTGACAGGCCGACACGGCTGCGCCGCCGGTCAACTCGACCACGCCGGGCGCTTCCGGCCGCATCTCGTCGGCAACCATCAGCAGCTTCTCCCCGACGCACTCGCCGTGCATCGCCGTCAGGTCTGCGCCCAGCACGGCGGCAGGCCCAGAGGGGAACCACCCGACCGCGCGCGGGCGCATCTGTTCGAACATCACCCGCAGCGCCACCCGGGCCTCCGCTGTGTTAGCCCACGCGCCGAGAATCTGCAGGCGCACTTTTCCGTCCTCGCCGAGCGCGGCGCCGGCGGCGGTGACGTGGTGATCGTCGTAGGCCACATCCACGCACACGACCACCTGCTGCGCGTACGCCTCCAGGGTGGATCGCGGCTCGGCACACGCACGCCACCCGGCAGGGTCGACAGCAGCGTCGAGCTGGTCGACGCGCTGGCACAGGTTCTCGGTGCGGAAATCCGTGGGGCGGGCGGTGTGCAACGCGGACAGCATCTTCGCCTCGGTCACCACGTAGCCGAGCGACGGGTTCGCCATCGCCCACGCCTCGCGGTCGTCCAGCGCGCATCCGTCGGGAGCGGACCACTCGAACAGGCCCAGCGTGTCGTCCCCGCCCGCCAGTGCCGAAGCCCGGAGGTCGTTCAGCACCACCGAGTTGTCGTCACCGGCGTTGGAGATCCCGATGATGATGGAGTTCGGGCGGGCCATCGTCGTGTTGGACAGCGCCGCCCACGCGTCGGTGTCGTGGTGGGTGCGCAGTTCGTCGAGGATGAGCAGGTCGACGGTCAGGCCGCGTCCGGCCTTGTCGTTCGCCGCCGTGATCCGATACCGCGCGCCGTTGATCAAAACGAGCGAGTACTCGACGGTGGACTTCAGCACCTGCGCAACCTCGTCGGCCAACTCCGGCACCGACTCCGCGAGCGCCACCGACGCCCGCCACGCCTCCCGTGCGATGTCCAGGGACTGCGCGGCGCCCAACACAAGCCGCGCGTGGCCCAGATACAGCATGTACAGCGCGAGGATCTTCAGTAGGTGCGTCTTGCCGTTCTGGCGCGCGATCAGCGTGAGCACCGTGCGGAACCGGAAGGTGCCATCCGGGTTCAATTCCAGTACCGCGCGCAGCCACCACTTCTGCCACGGAAACAGCGCCTCGCCTAGTACTTCCTCGGCGAACTGGATGGCCTCGTCCCCGAGCGACGTCTCGGGTGTCAACGGGCGCAGCGGGCGCGTCCACAGGCGAGGCTCCTGCCTCCCGAGGAACTTCGCCCTGGCAGGCGTCACCGCAACCGTCACCTTGCCGCACGGCCTGACGACTCAGCCGGCCACAAGGCGAACAGGTAGCCGGTCTCAACATGGTGTGCCTCGTGGTCGCCGATATGCCCAGGCGACAGAGTGCACGTCCATCCGTTCGGGTGATCCTTGTCGAAGCCGTCAGGCGTCCAGGCCAAGCACCAGCGATCCCCGCAAATCTCACGGAGGGTGCTCACTTCGCGGCCCTCAGGCGGTGCAGCGTGCCCGTCTGGCTCGGCAGCGCCTTCGTCCCGGCCCGCGCCTTCGGTGTCGCCTGCAGGCTCTCCAGCAGCGCATGTAGGCGGGCGCCGATACGGTCTACGCAGGCCCGCTCCCCCAGTTTCGCCCGTAGCGCCGACACCTGCTCGATCAACGCCTCGTCGCCCGAGGCCCACGCGGTGGTCAGCGCCTTGTCTGCAGCGCGACGGGTCGCCGCGGTCTGGTCGAGTTGGCGGGCGTATAGGCGGGCCAACTCGACGGCCGCGACGTCGAGGTCGTTCGCGGTGAGCGCATTGACGGTGGCGTCGACGGCCTGCAGCATTGTCATCGTGAGCCCCTATCTCGAAGAGGCGGAGGTGGCCGCGCTACGCGATGGGGAGCGAGTGCGGATCACGTGGTCGGGCGGCAACGGGCCGCACGAGTACGTGATCGCGGTCGACGAGCACGGCCGTCGCTACGCAGTGAGCGAGTGCGGGTCACCCGAGATCCGCGAGCAAATGCGTTGGTACAACCCGATCGAGTTCGTCGGAGTCGAGCGCTATCACACCCGCGTCGAGGTGATCGAGTGACCTATGTATCGCTTACCCACCATTGCGATACCAATGGCTCGGGGTCGCGCAAACCGTTCCGCTTGGTAGCCCTGTTGCATCGCGGATGCTCGGGCCCTCTGTATTTGGACTTGTCGAAGTCGTCGTGCCCGAGATCCCAGGGCTCGCGCGGATGGATGGGCTTGCCGCATCGCCAGCAGTCCACCTGGCCCGCCTCGACGTACGGCCGCCACTCCTCACGGATGCGCTGATGGTCGCGCCCGTATCCGCGCTCGGAGGTGGTGCCTCGCACGTCACCCTCCCGACCGTGTTGCGTCTAGCGACGCGGCCGTGCGACACTAGAGGGTATGTCTACCCAGCGCCGTCGCCGATCCACCGACACCGCCCGAGCTCGCGCCCGAATCCTCGCCGTTGCGCAGGCCGTACGCGCGGCCGAAGCCGGGGAGTCGCGGGCGGCGATCTGGGCGGCGAAAGACCTTCGCGACCAGGTGATCCGTGAGGAGTACGTCGCAGGCGTCAACACCCACGACCTCGTAGCCCTCTTCGCAGAGGCCGGAGCTCCGATCAGCCGCCAACAGGTCATCCGCATTCACGGCGCCGCAGACCGGCCGCCGCTCTTCGACGTCGCGGACGCCACCGAGCGCTACCGGAACGGTGAGAGCCTGCGAGACCTCGGCCGCGCCTACGGGTGCAGCGACCGGTTCCTCAGGAAGGCGCTCGTCGCCGCCGGGGTGGAGATTCGCGACCGCGAGGAAGCCCGCCGCGTGCACTACGCCAAGGATGGGGCAGGGACGTGAATGTGGACGAGGGACGACTGACCGTGACGCTGTCCCGGCGCACGATCGAGGCCGCACTCAACTGCCTGGACGCATGCGCATCCGACGAGCGTGAGCCCGATCGCTACCGGGACTGGTACGCAAATGCCGCGGTCGAGATTCGCGTCCTAACCGGGGAGGCGTGAGGTGGGTACTTTACTTATGATCAGTAAAGTACCCAGACCCACCGCGCCGTTTGCCCAGGTCAGCGTGGGTACTATGCCACACGGCAAGATCCTTGGTGGGCCCAAATTGGGCCAAATGATCTCGGAAAAACTCTTGACAGCCCAGCACGAAAAAACAC